AAGAGCCTGAACCTGAGCCTGAACCTGAACCTGAACCTGAACCTGAACCTATTGAAGAAATAAAAATTAAACCAAATATAACAACTGTTATATATACTAAATGTGTGAATAACCCAAACATGTTACATTTACTAAATGATGTAGTTGTCTCGAACATAGATTTATTTAATTTACAAAATGGATATACAATTGAAGAAAAAATAATTGAATTAATCAAAGAAGAATATGATCAGTTAGGAACGTATGAAAAACCCATTTATACTTTTAATAAAAAAAAACAAATTATATTTATCAAAGGAAAACAGTGGAATAAAATATCAATAGATGATGATAATATTATTCAAGGTATTATAAACGAGACAATTATAAAAAAAATAAAAGATAGATGTATTAAAAGAAATGTAGAATTAAACTTATCATATGATATTGATGTTATATATGATAAACTTTTAGAAATGGGTGATATATCTATGGAGTAGAGTATGCGTCAACTGCTTCATCTTTTACCTTTCCAACAAAATTCGCAATATTTTCAAAGTCTTTTTTACTGGTATTTACATAAGCATCATATAATAAGGCGGCAGCTGCTGCTGTACCAATACCTTTCGCTATTTTTGAAGCAGTATCTTTCCAACCTGAACCAACGACTTTTTTACCACGAGGCACAGGTTTACCACGAGGCACAGGTTTACCACGAGGCACAGGTTTACCACGAGGACGAGGAGGCGGAGGTTTCTTCTTCTTCTCTTTACTATCTTCTTCATCACGTTGCATTTGTTTTTTTAATTGAAACGCTTCTTCCTCTGCTTTTTGTTCCTCTTCTTTAGGTGCTTTAGCCTCTTTAATACGTTTTTTTAATTCAGATAATCCTTCTTTACGAATTAATTCTTTTTGTTCGTCAGTTCCTGATCGATTAATATCATCAATCAAAAGGTCTATAAGTTTTTGTTTTACGTGTGTTTTTTTATAAGATACATTATACTTTTCTAATAGTTTAATAATATTTTTTTTAGTTGGAGACAAAATAAGAGCAGCAACATTTTGAGCAAAAGGGTTAGGTTTATCATCTGTAACAATTACATTACCAGATTTTTTTCCTTTTCTTAAATAAAACCCACCTTTCATAAACTTTTTATAAGTTAAACCTCCACCTTTTCGTTTTTTAAACTTATAATTAAGAGAACCTCTTGCTTTCCTTTCTTCAATTTTAGGTAAAAAATCCATAATCAACTCTTTATATGTTTGTAATTCTTGGAAATATTCTTTTGCTTCTTCTTTTTCTTTTTCAGGTTTATTCACCATTTTATCAGGGTGGTATTTTAATCCTAACTTACGAAAGGATTTATTTACTTGTGTTTCTAAACCATCACTATTTGGGTCTACATTAAAAATCTCATCAATAAGTTTAATAGCTAATTCTATTTTATCAGATTCATTTTTACCTCTTAAAATTCTTTTTCTTTCATCTTTTTCTAGTCTTTCTTTAAGTCTTTCATCAAATCCCCTGTCTTCTTTTTCTTGTTCTTCTTTATCTTTCTTTGCTTTTTCCTTTGCATTTTTTTCTCTTTCTTCTGCAGCCATTTTGAGTTTTTTTACTAAAAATTCATCTCGTAATTTAATATATTGTTTTTTTAACTTATTATTTTTTGTTGTTTTTACAAACTCATTTTCATTTTCAGGTGTTAAAGTCGAAGGTTTAGGTATTTTTTCTGGTGTAAAATATTTTTGTATAAAATCAACCCAACCCCTAGCCATTTCGTCTTCCACAGTTCTTTCATCATCAACCTCTTCTTTTTTAGGTTTTGATTTTTTAGGTCTGGCTTTAATAGAGACACTTTTCTTAACTGGTTCAGTTGAAGGTTCATCTTCTTCTAATTTATCAAATTTTACTTCTTTTTTAGGTTCAATAAAAATAGATTTATTTAGTTTTTTAGGTTTAGAACTTTTAGAAGCCATTTTTTTTGCTTGTCCTTCTTTTACTTTACTTTGTAAAAAGTTTTTAGCTTCAGTATCAGCATAAATCTTTTCTTTTTTTTCAAGACGAGGTTTACGAGGTTTTCGTGTTTTTTTTTCTTGTGGTTGATCGGTGTTCGCACGTTCCGATAATAAAGCCAACATTTGAGGTTTTTTCATACTAGAATATCCTTTAACTCCCATACGTTTCAATAATTTTTTAATTTCAGGAATAGTAATTTTGAGAGAAAACCCTTGAAAATCTACCGATTCGTCATTAGAAGGTTGATTAGACATGCTTATTTTACCATCTTTTTCTTTAATAAAAAAACCTCCTTTCATATATTAAACTAATAGATTTTTTTATCTAAAACTTTCGATTTGTAATATATTATGAGCCAATTGATTGTCCCTTTAAATAAAAGTCGAAGCGATTATGTTTATTTCGATATCTCAACCTATAATGCTTTAGAGACAGAAGAACAAGGGCAAACCTTTCGTTACAGTGAAATTCGACCAAGCCCTTTTTTAGATGGCCCTCCTGAAGACTATGAAATGTCTATTATTCGTTTTTCAATTGATACAGACAGCCCTGTATTTATTCCACAAATAGCAGCGGATCAACCAGATAGAGATAAAACCGTTTATGTCATGAGCCTTCAAGTATTAGTGGCTGGTAATTATGTTGATTACTCGCAAAATATTAGTTGGATACCTGAAAATGAATCTGTACCTCCACCAACAGCACCAAATCAAACCCATAACAAACAAGCCCAATATTCGAGTGGTTATTATGATTGTGCAAGTTATAATTATTTAATGTATTTATTAACTGTATCAGCCAAACAACTCATGAATCAAGCAGGTGTAGCTATTACCGAAGCTCCAACTTTTACATGGAACGAATCAGATGACACCATGTCTATTTTATTCCCTGCTTCGTTTAATCAAACCGTTTCTATTGTAGCTGGTGAGCCTGTATTATCCACACCATTATATAAATTATATTTTAATATTCCATTATTTCAATTATTCAATACTATTCCAGCAATCTTCAAAGGATATAATAAAACATTCGGTGTAACTCCAAATTTTAATTATTATATTGCATCTAAAGATATTCAAGAGACAAATAAAATAACAGGAACAACTCAAGATTTATATATTACAAAACAAGAAACATCAACAGGTGCTATTTTGTCTCCATTCTCTTGTTTAGTATTTACTTCAAATAGTCTTCCTATTGTTGCTTCTAGTGTTTCTCCTCCACAACGTTATGTAAATGGAACTCTAATAATGGCCGAAGGAAGCCAAAACGACCAAGCAAATATTATTACTGATATTCGCACTGCTTCTAATGTGTATTCTCCAAGTGTTTTATATGAGCCGTCTTCAGAATACCGCTGGGTGACCCTATTAGGCAATACAAAATTATATAAATTAGATATTGAAGTATATTACCGTCTAAAAACAGGTGATTTATATCCCGTTCGTTTGAAGAATAACTCGAATTTTAATATGAAATTAGTTTTTAAGAAAAAATAAATAATTTTTAATAAGTAAAAAAATAATATTAAAAATTATCGATATGTAATATATATCATGAGTGGAATGCCCAGTTTTCGTACTTTCAAAGTCATAGATCCAGTAATCGGAGACATTTCGCCTGACACCGATTATGGAGTGGTCTCAGGCCCAGCAAACAAAACATATGTAGCGTCTACTGCTAACAGCCGTAGTAATTCTACTCTTTCCTTTTCTTGTCCAGTCCCCTCGCAAAATACTCTTGTCGATCGCCAAATTTTACTCCAAGCCCCTATGCAATTCCGTGTAAAATATCGTGTTCCAACTGCTGGTCTACCGTGTGAATTCTCCTACGGTTATAATGACTCGCTTCAATGCTTTCCAATGGCTCAAATCATGACGAGTTTACAAGCTACCATTAATAACACCACCGTAGCCAATGAGGTTAATTATTCTCTCCCTGCTCTTCTTAAAGTAAATAACGTTGATGAGCTAATGCGTTACAACTCCATGTCTCCATCTCTTCCTGACCAAGCTTATGCTCAATATGCTGATGGTAAAGATGCAACAAATTCGCCTCTTGGTTCGTTTGTAAATGGCGGTTACAACGTCAACCTCGCAGGACGTGGTTCGTACCCTGCTAAAATTGAACGCCTAAAAACTAATGCTGCTGGTGTTGCTTATGCTGGTGTAGACCAAACTTCGGACGTAGCCATCGCTGATGGTGATTTTTTCATCTACACTGTCCGTGTAACTGTGACTGAGCCAATTTTCTGCTCCCCTTTTATCTGGAGCGGTCTTCACGATGAGCAATCTGCTGCTTTCCTTGGTATTAACACCATTTCGTTAAACATTAACGTAGATTCGCAATACCGTCGCCTTTGGTCTTCTGCTTCGAGTGTTTACGATGCTGGTTCTAATCCTACTGGTCAATATGTTGGTATTGAGGCAGGAACAGCTGCTGATAGCAATTTTTTCGGCGGTGCTGCTTACGATAGCGTAACCCAAAAGAGTTCTTTCCCATCGCTATTACTCAATTATATGACTTCGCAACCTTCGCAAGTGCTTGACGTGCGTAATGTAATCCCATACATGTCTATGGATAGTAAAATAACAGCTAAATCGGGAGCAGTTCCTGCTTTTCCTGCTGATGGAAGCGTTCCTGCAAGTGTATCTATTTCGTCATCTACTTTTACTCTTAACCAAGTTCCAGACCAAGTTCTTGTCTACGCACAAAAGAAATGGTCGAGCAAGAACCCAACTGATTCATCTAGTTTCCTTGCTATTAAACAAATTAATGTAAATTTCAATAATCAAGCAGGACTTCTCTCTTCTGCTTCTCCTGAAGACCTTTGGCGTATGTCTAGCAAAAATGCCTGCAATCAAAATTATCTTGAATGGGTTGGTAGTGCTAATGCTACAACCTCTAATGGTCTTGGTAAAGTAATCGGAACAACTGGTTCGATGCTTGTTGTAAGCCCTGCTCTTGACCTTTCGCTTCCTGACTTCCTCTCGGCTGGTTCGCTAGGACAATTTCAATTCCAAATTGACGTTCAAGTCATGAATCAAGGCAAAGCCATCGCAGAAGGTGACCTTGAACTTGTTTGCCTATTTGTAAATTCTGGTATTCTCCAAACCGAAAGTGGTATGTCTAGCCTTTATACTGGTCTTCTTGACAAGTCTCTTGTTCTTGAGACAAAAGATCAATCCGAAGGTATCAAATACTCCAACCGTGTAGTAGGTGGTATGGCTGTTAGACGCCGTCATCTTATTCGCAAAATGGGTGAACGCATTGCATCTGCAGCAAAAGCTGGAAAATCCAAATTAGAGAGCCTTTTCTAAACTATTAATATAATCTTGATGTTTTTTAGTTCTTTCGTGTCTTTTAATATGTGATTTTGAACATTTAGAACCACATAGACATATAATAATTTCTTTTTTGTATATGTCTATTTTTTGTTTATTATTTTTTCTATAATTTTTATCATACTCAATTTTTTTTTGTTTATCTTCGTCACTTCTATTATCACGAACTTTCTTATTATAATTATTATCACTTTCTTTTTTTTCTTCTTTAGATAAAAATGCACGGCAACTATTCATATTCGCTTTTAGTTCACGCATTGTTTTATCTTCTTCTGCTCTTGCTTCATTTCCATCATTACAAGAAAACTTATATAATTCAATCATAGTAAAACAATCCCAACCACCAGAATCACGAATCATTTTATAAACTTTACTATAATATCCTTTATAATTCTCATTTATACATCTTCTCTTGTGACAATTTTTTCTTTTAGTAAAATCTGTAGTATGACCTACATATAAATCATCTTCATTTTCAATAGATTGAATTTTATAAATAACAGTTTTAGAATAATCAACATTTTCTCTGGGCATATCTTATAATATCTTATAATATCTCTTTAAATCAATTCAACTAATTAAAAAAATATCGATACTTAATTTATATAATGAGTTCAATTTCGTATGACATACCTTACAATGAAAAAGTCCGTAACCAAACCTCTGCACAACTAAAAAAAA